TTAGAAGCCTGCCGCAAACCAGACGTATGGGATGCTGTTGTTGATGATCGGGCTTGCGCCCTGCCCTTCGGCGATGTCGAACCCAAAAACAACGCCCGATCCGGAAGCGACGCCCGTCGAATAGCAGACGATGGGGCCTTGCGTCGGATGGCTGTTCGAAGTTGGGAATGCGATAGCGAAAGGGGATTGGGAAAAGGTAGTCGGGAAATTAACGGCGCGCGTCGCCTGCTGAGCATGACTCGGCGGACAGGTATCGAAGCCCATGAGAAATTTAAACCCCAGGGCGCTTATGCCTCCACTCACCTGTTGAACAAGCGAACCGAAGAGCGCCCTGACAAATGCCGTGTTCGCAATCGAGGTGGAGTTATCGCTAGTGGGGCGAGTGGGAGCGGTGGGATTTCCGCTAAATGGCGGGCTCGCTAGGCTGGCTTTGGCATCAAGCGCTGACTGCAATCCGCTGGTCTTGGCAATAGTCAGCGCAGCGTCCGCAATGGTGGTAATGATATTCGCGCCAGCTGAGCCGTCGAAATTCGTAGTTCCGCTGATAATCCCGCTCAGCGAAATAGCGCGAGCCACATTGAGCTTCGAAGCACTAGCTGCATTTCCAAGGGTAGACAACTTTCCGGCTAGTGCATCGGTCAGATTAACGACGTCACTGATCTGGATGACGCGACCACCAGCGACTTCAAGGATAGCTTGCTCGAAGTTCGCCAGGATCGTATCCGTCGTGCCGTCGTCAATGACATCGGCACCCGCCTCATTGAAGATGAATTTCGCGATCATTGCCGCCATGATGGATGTCTGGCGAAGGGTCTTGTTAACTGCGGAAGACGATGCTGTGCCGGTCACATAGCCGGTATCGGTGGCCGATGCTGCTGCATAGGCTGCCTGATCCAGTACATTTGCCCCATCCCCGCAGGCAAAAGTCAAAAAATCATTCTGTGTCGCCATGAGTGCTCCAAAACACAAAAAGCGCCCGCAGGCGCTTTTGTCATCCGATGAAAAGAGGGTTTATCTGTAGCCGTCGAGCGTTTCGGAGCCATCTAGCGTGAAGCTGCCATCCAGCAGCAGGTTGTAGATGTTGTACTCGTAGTTCACCAGCACGCCGACCGGCCGCACAGGAACATAGCCGCCAGTAATCAACGCTCGAGACAGAGCGGAAAGCTGTCCGCCGGCCAGGCTGATCGTCATCGTCATGTCCTGGTTATCGGTGAGCGTTGGCGTCAGTCCCTCGGGAGCGAAGATGCCGTTGAGGATCGATACGGAATCCTCCATGGAGCCGTCCCAGTGATTGGCGCCAATCTTCGCTCTCAAGAGCAGTCGGTAGCTTTCATCATCGAGGCTTGTGATACCTGTATCTGGATCGGAGGCGCGCTTCCATACACCCTCATCCCACCCGACATTCTCCGTATCCCAGGAGAAGTAGACGCCCTCGATGGGCACCTTGATGCGCCTGGATAGACCGACCCATTCTCCGACGACATCCTCCTGCGCGCCCACGGCGTTATCCAGATCGAATGCTGCCGGCATCGACGCCAGGAAGTTCTGCTGATCCACGAAGCAGCCCGCGACCAGCGCAACCATTGCCATGTACTTCGGCCGGTTCGCATGCTGCGGCGCGATCAAATCGGTATATGTCGAAACGTCAGCCATCAGGTTACGTCCAGAACAATGCTTTCCGGAGTGCAGATCGCAGCCTCATTGAAGGCCAGTGGTACATCAGGAGTCCCGGTGCCGCCCGGTCCCGATAAAACAAAGCTCGAAATCTTGAAGGTGTTGGCACCAGTGATGGTTTTTGCCGTAGTGATCGCCGCATCCCATTCGACCGCCTTGGCTTCGCCGCCGCCGATCAAGATGGCGTTCACGTAGTCAGACACCGCTTGCTGCAAGGCCATGCCGATATCGGAGGAGTAGCCGCTGAGCGCGGTAAGCGATACGGCCGCGGTAATGGGAACGGTCGTGGGTCGGTAGAAATTGATCGTGATGAGCTCACCATACGCTCCCGTCACTTGCTGACTGGTCGTGCCAAACGTGACAGTTCCCGGCGTCTTCTTCAGAGCGATTTCCTTGGCGATAGCCGCTACATCCCCGCCCTCGACGACAAGGCTGATGCTATGCGCCGGCAGGCCATTGGCGTCTGTGCTTCCGGTGGGATTCTCAAACCCCGCATATCGCGTCACGTTCGGAAGCGCATCGATAGCGCCGATAATGCCGTCCAGAATGGATTGCGAGGGAAGCGCTGTCGATACCTTCTGTCTGGCCCGCAGCTGTGCGTCCTTTTCCACTGGCGCACCCAAGGAGGCCGGTCCAGGGTTCGACACGCTTTGCCAACCGCGCGTTGGAGTCGCTATCTGATTGATTGTGGTTGGAGGAGCCTGGATAGCACCAAGCGTCTGGCAGGTCGCAGTGACGACGATCGATCCTGAAGACGGAATGATGACCGTCGCAGGAAGCGACCACAGGAAATTGGAAACATCGCGTGCGACACCTTTGGTGATAACGGTGCCGCCCTGACCAGTTACCTGAAGGTCGGCCGTAGAAAAACTCGGTACTTCGCGACTGATGCCATTGATCTTCACATTGCTGCTTAATGCATCGTCCTCAGCCGTTGATGGGCTGAAGCTCCTGTAGATCTTGATGGCTACGGCGTTAGCATCATCGACGGCCTTGGCGATAACGGCAAGAAACTCGCCATCTTGGGAATCAGGACCCAGATAGGTATCCGACCCATAGATGCCTTGGAACTTCGACGTGAAGAAATCAAGGATATCGGCATAGCTTGGCGCGGAAATACCAGCGGAGGTAATAATCGGAGCAGTCGATGCGATTGTCATAGGGTTACGTTTACCGAGCTGGTCCTATACTGCGTGGTGATGGTCACCTGTACGCTTAGTCGGCGCGTTGTCGGGTCAAGTGAGCTGGTGTAGCTATCAATCGATACGACGCCCGTTGTCTGGGCGATGCGTTCCTTGAGCACCATGTCGTAGACCGACTTCGTATTCTTTCCAAGCACGTTGGTCCGCCATGCCGTCCCCTGACTCTGGTCAAGAAACCAGTCCCCGGTGAAGAGTCCGAGGCGCGTCTGTACAGCCTGCGCCACGGCCTCGGGTTGATCTCTGTAGAAGTCGGCTTGACTATGCCCGAAGGAGTAATCGCCATCGGGGTCGAGTTTGCGGTAGCGCATGGATATCGCCTTAGCCGACCGGAGGGCCGGAATTTTCTGAGCCACTCTGCACGCCGGAATGGGTGTGGCTCTTCAGGGAGATTCCACCTCCCACCACGTCCGTCGATGCCGTCACCGTCTGGTCGGAGATAACGTTTCCGGTGAAGTGCGCAGTCGGCGTATCGAATGTCATGCCGCCTGGGGCCTTGACGTTCACAACCTGGCCATCAGGATCGAGCTCGACATACGTCTCGCCATCCTTGCTTCGAAGCTGCGTGCGGGACCCACTGATCGACGGGGCGATGTTCTGGTAGCTCATCAGCCCTACGAAGCACATCGCATCGCTCAGGTCATGGAGTCGCGACGGATCGGTCTGCGGCTGAATGCCACCCTCCTGCATCCAACCATCGATCGACCGTGATGCGAAGACGACCAAGCACTCATCGCCCTGCTTGATCGGGAACGTCAGCAGGCATCCACCGCCGCCGGGGAATACGATGGGCACTGAATCCAGTAGCGCTGGATCGACCTGAGTTGTCGTGCCGTCTTGCGATAGAACATTGACCTTGATCCCTGGCTGGACCGTAGCGGTGTTCTTCTCACTGTCGTAGTCAACGATATATCCCGGCAAGCACGTCCAAAGGCCTGCCTGAAAGCTACGCAGCGCTTGACGTATAACCTCTTGCTGGTCGCTAAATCGCTCGCGGGTATCCATTAGAAATTACTCGGTACCGATAGCAGTCCACTCCCGACAAGAGGCACCGTCCCATCGACAGCGATGCCGACGAAGTTGGTTGACCACTCATTGCCGCGAGTGTCGCCGGCGTGATTGAAGTAGAGAACCTTGTATTGGCCGAAGCCATTCCCGAGGCTGGTGTTGAGTTGCGGCGCAACGTTCTGCGGACTATCGAGCCCAAGAACGATTTCTCGCTGGACAAGCTGAGTGATTAGTGAGTTCTGGATGTTGACCACGCCGCCAGTGGCAATCCTCGGGTCTATCAGACATGACGCCTGAACGCCCTCATAGGTGGCTACAGGGACACCAAGCAAGCCAGTAGCTGGCGTCAGCGTGGGAATGGATGCGGATCGGATCACATCGCCATGCTTCACCATATAAACCTGACCGCCTTCGACGAACCAGTCGCACCCCTGACGTTGAGCCAGATTCGTCATCAAGCTCGATGTCTGCCCCTGGAGCGTCAGCCCTCGAATGCCGGGGTGAATATCGAAGTCAGGCCTGCTGCCAGCACTCAACCCCTTTGTGCTGAAATCGCTGATGAGCTGGTCATAGACATCGTCATCTGTCCAGCCGGGCCCAAGCGTTTTATTTGTCACCGCCCAATTGATCCCGGCATCGCCATCCTGCGCAAGGATGTCAACGAAACTGTTTACAGCATCCTCGCTACCCGCCGATATGCGAGCGATGCCGCCGGCAAAAATGACTGCGGTATCGGAATCGCCATAGCCGACGCTAAGAGAGATGTGCTTGAACTCCTTCATCAACAGGTTCACGTTTGTCGGATCGAGATTCCATATCCGCACCTCGGCATACTTCGGTGTCGGCAGGATCGCGCTTACGACGCGAAACTGGATGTGCAGCTCACTAAGGTCAAGCGTTCGCGTATTTCCTGTGTCTTGGCTTCCGCCATCGTCAACGGAGAACTTGACCTTGCGACCATAGAGCAGGCTCATGACTGCACCACGAATCGAAGGTGGGAGGCGCCCCCCAGATTGGTCTTCGTCGGGTTTGCAGTAAGGTCGCCATCGGTCGAGCAGATCAGCGCGCCTCCGATGCCGAGGTAGTCGTACTGCCCCAGTAGATCGGCCCCGGCCACCAGGGGTATACCCGAGATGATCGCGTTTCCTGAGGCGTCAGCGATATCCAGGAACCATAGGCCGGCAGCGTCACGCCACTGCACGGTAAATGTGTACGTCACGTTGAGAAGCACGACGGATTGCCGCTGGCTTTGCGCGCTCAGCGGTATGTCGTAGACCTGTAGAGTCATTGCAGCGTCTGGATGATGTAGTCGTTTTCGTCGTCGGTGATTGCATTCGTCACCACACCGGGCTGCTTGGCTCCAACATCGATCGGCTGCTGCAAGGCAGTGTTATCCGAGGTGAATGGCGTCACCGTGACTTGGTCGGGATTCGTGACCGTAGGCGTTGTCGTCAGCGTGGTATTGGCAATGATGACTTCATGCAACTCCACCTCAGCCATCAACGCGTTTTCGGATTCGATGTCGGTAATCACCGTCAGGCGACGGATTAACATGTTCTGATAACTACGCTTACCCGTGACCACATTGATGGGCTGCCTACTGTTCTGCATTGCCTGAAGCGTGGCGTAGGCATCCTGAGGATTTGGAGATAATTGGAGATCAGCGCCGATATTGAAGATCGTCCCGCTAGTACTCCATCCGCATCGCATAATCAGATTCGCCGGTTCCTTCACGGCGTGATCGGAGATATTGGCTCCCACCGCCACTGGATGGCTCGTAATGGTCAGCTCGTCCTCGTGCTGCTCCTCGACCACCACGCCAGGAATCAATGTTCCGATGCTTCGCCCCTGGCGGAGCAAGATGTCCTCGACCTGCCCCGCTATGGCACTGGTCAAGCCGTTCAAGACCGTCATGACGTCACCGTGCGGAAGTTGCGGACCAGGCGCTGGTTGACGCCATCCTGCTCGCTACGAACACGTTGTGCCGTTGCCATGGGATCAGATGATCCCTGGACGTAGATTTTCGTGTCGGAATTTAGAGTGGGCGATGTGCCGGATTGCGAGTTTCCACCAGCTGCCGCCCGGAACATCTCGGCACTGTACGGATTCTGACCATTCTCATGCAGCACGATGTTGCGCATGAGCGCCGCCATCTGGCCAGGGTCATTGAGATTTAGCTTGGCATCGGCGGAGATACCCATGCCCTTGGCAACAGCCTGGATATACGCCGCGGTATTGTTCTCGTTCTTCGGTGCGTAGGTACTGATGATGTCGCGCACAGATTGCAGCTTCTGGAAACCGGCAGCTCTCGACTTCCCTGTGAAGTACAGCATGAGCTGGTGCTGAAGCGCAGTCAGTCCTTCAGCCGCAGTGCCGTAGATACCGAAGCTACCGCCCGGGCCGGTACGTAGGTTGCCAGGATTATTGTTGCGAATCCCTTTGGGGAGGCTCCCTGCGCCACGCACGCGATCCAGTGATGCAAGATCCTGTACCCGCTGCGCGTTGGCAGCTTGCCGAACCCTATCGAGGTTCACCAGTTGCTTGACGCGATCCGTCGTGACATGCGCGCCAAGGCCGGATTCGTTCTGGAGGATTGCCTTGCGGGCCTCGTCGCTCCCGAGACCAGCCATGATGGAGGCGACGAAGCGGCCAATGGCATTGCCGCCTCGAGTACCATCGACGTAACGGTTATTGATGGCTCTTCCGGCGGCCCAGCCACCAACCCCTGCCACGCCCACCCCAACCGCTGCCGCACCTAGGCCACTAATGCCGGCTGCGGCGGATGCAAGCATGGGAATCAGCCGTCCCAGCAAGCCAATGAGCCCAGTAATTGGCAGGATGAGATTGGCTGCCAGCAGACCGCCCAAAGCGATCAATACAGTCTTCCACCCGCCCAAACCGGCGACAATGTCCTTGATGTCGCGTGCCAAGCCTGACCAGTCGATCGATCCTAGCCACTGAATAACCTTTCCAATCCCGTCGGAGACCTTGTCCCAGTCCAGGCGATCAAGCCAGTCGATCAGGCGGAGGAAGAGCTTGCCGGCGAAATCAACAAGCCGGTCGATGACGCGTGTGATCTGCGCGCTATGAGACAAGAGGAGATGCCGGAACCGATCCAGCGCTCCTCCCGCGCCACCACTACCCACTAATGAACTGGCAACACGCAGGCCCACGATATGGAAGGCGGCGCCCAAACTGCGAAGCGTGACCATGAAATTATGCGAGGACTTGGCAGCCTTGTCCGTATCAAGGCCCGCCTCTTCCAGCATCTTCCGGTAATCGTCCGTGAACTCGCCCAGGCCCTGCTTCAGCGCCATCAGGGTTGGCAGCGAGATGCCGAACAAATTGGCGTAGACATTGGCGTGGGCGGCATCCATGTCGGCCAGACGCTTGCCGATGTCCTGTATCAGCTCAGTTGTATCGCGCAGCTCACCGTTGGCGCCGCGCGTCGTAATGCCCAGGTTTTGCTGGAGCAACCGCTCCGCGCCCGGATTATTGCGAATCCACTGATAGAGACCCTGGACCTCATTCCTCGCCGAGGCAGCGGAGGAGCCCATCTGGTCGGCGGCATAGCCAATGGCAAGGAGGTTCTTCGCCGATGCATTGCTGCGTTGCGACTGGTAATAGAGACCCTCCAGCGAGTTGGCCATCTTATCCAGCCATCGCACTGCGCCCACCATGACGCCGCCGGCCACGAGTGCCTTTAGGGTTGTGCCCAGCGCATTGACGGTCTTTGTCGCCTTCTCAACGCCATCGGTGAATTTGCGCTCACTGGTTGCATCGACCTTGTAGCCGAGACGCACCAGAAACTCTTTGATGACCTGACTCTGCATATCAAAGCTTCCTGGTTACGATCGCTTCGCCGCTTTCTCGGCGAGGACACGGTTTTCTTCGATCACGTCGAGGATGTCATTCATCTCAGCGATATCCTCAAGATCGAGGATGCCGTTCTTATAGCTCTCGTACAGGCATAGCCCCTTAACAAGGGGTCTGTATAGCCAGTCGTCACCGTCAGCCAGGGTCGCCCAAGCGATGTCGCTTATGTCTGCCCCAGTGCTTTGTCGACGTTGCTTTCGCCGAAAAAACCGCCGAGGTTCTCCTCGATGACGTTCTGAGCGATGGCCAGCATGGTCTGGAGACCGATATCTGCGAACTGGAAGGCCTTCGCGCGGTCGTTGTAAACCTTGACCCAGGCATTTCCTTGCTGACGACTCACCACCGATAGACAGGTGTCCAGGATGTAGTCGCAATCCTGTTGTGACATGTCGGCGACGCTGGCGACCAGCTTCTTGATGATTGGGTCGTCGGCACCGTCGGCGGGTGATTCGGCCACTTCGGGAGCTTCACCGGATGCGTTCGGCTTGACATCTTGAGCCCCGTCCCGAAGAGCCTCGAGAAGCGGCATCAGCCTGCGGGCGATATGAAACTGCTGCTTCGGATCCAGCTTGCTGGAGCGATAGTTTTGACCGTCAATCGGAAATTCCATTAGAACGTCCCCAGTACGGTATCAATCTTGATCGCATCGAAGGTCCATTCCATGATCTGGCCTTCCTTGGAGTAGGTGATCGTTGGCTTCTTCTTGAAGGCAACGCCGCGGCAGCCGCTGTTCTCGCCGATCACCGGATTGGCAACGGTGATGAGGTTTTGGCCGTGAAGTGCCGCGCTCGTGGTCTGGAAGTCGTACATCGCTTGCAGTAGCGCATTACGCGGCGACGTTTTCAGCAAGCGGACAGTGACGGTTCCGGACTTGTCGCCGTGAAGGCTATGCATGCCCTCACCGTCGGCGCCGATGGTCATCGTGTTCTTGTCACCATTCATCTCAATGGTGATGCCCTCCTCGGCGACACCTGCACCGGCGCTGAGGTCGATGGAACCGCCAGGCCCAGCAATGGAGGCCTGGGTGTCCAGGAAGCTATAGGTAGACGACATGGATGGCCTCGCTTAGCGATTTACGTTGATGACGACATCGGAGAAATGGACCGCGCCGGCAAGCTTCACGGCACTTTGAAGGACCGGCGCTTTTCGCGCGGCACGATCCGCAGGCGACTGATTCGCCACTGGCGCCGCATAGTTGTAGTAGCCCTTCGAAAGGGTCTGACCGGTTTTCAGCGCGCCAATTGGCGGTCCGCCCCATACCCCAGGGGCAACCAAGCCATTGGTAACCGCCGCCTCACAGCTACCGTCCATCGCGGTCAGAAGCAGGTTGACGCCCGGGTCGGTTTGGGGAATCTTCGGTTGAGTGAGTAGCACGTTGAAGATGTCGGTCTGCGCACGGTTCTGAAGCCAGTCCAGGCCGTGCACCTCATCAAAGAAGAAGCCGCCGCACATCACGCCCTGCTGAATGATCGCCGTCGAATTGCTATAGGCGGCGTAGACATTGCAGTTCTTGGAGTTCAGCGATTGAGCCTGATTCTCCGTCAGATTTTCCGGAGTAACGCCGGGCTCCTGCTTGAACTTCATCGTGATCGTGCTATTGCTCGCCTCGAAATCCACAGTGAAGGCGCGACCGAAGAAGCTCACGGCAGCGTACGCATTGCTGCTGGAGTACTGAATGAACGTGGAGCGATATGACAGCGCCTGAAGGCTACTTGCCAAATCGTCCGTCTGTGACGGATCGAGAATCGCTGAAGCATTCGATGTGATGCCGTATTTACGCGCCGGATTCTGCGCCTCAATGAATGCAGCGATAGCTAGATGATCGGAGTCGGCCAGTGCTGTAACCGGCGCCATCGCCAAGCCATACCAGTCCGGCGAGAAGTTGGCACAAGCCGTCACGCCCTGGAGCGCAGTCTCAATCGCCGAGCCCGGAGCGAGACGGCCGCCCGATGCCTGGTCGAATCCAAACAGAGGGCCGACATCCGTTCCGGAGCCAGGGGCTGTCGTGAAGCTCACGGACGATGCGCTGCCCGTCGTCGCGCTGGTAAGGATGAAACGCGCCTGGTTTGCATCCCATACGACAGTCCCCTGACCGGAAAGGGCCGTCGTCAGCGCAGAAGCGGCACCGTTGAGATTGGTCGAAGCGGAAAGGTCGATTCCCGTTTCCGACACTACGCTCCCGTCAATATGCAGGGAGATCGAGCCATTGGTTACAGCGGTGAAGGCGGCCAAGCTCTGTTGCGCGACACTACGTATGCCGCCGAGCAGGCGACCGGCGCTGGCTGTTTGAGCGTAGAAGCCGATATACAGCGTCTGGGGCTGAGGGCTTTGTCCGTAGTAAAGCGATGCCGCCTGATATTCGGGCGAATCGGTTCCGAGATCTTCGCCGACGCCATTGAGGTCGCTGTAAACGCGCATGCGCTCAGTCGTATCAATGACGCCCTGGGTCGATCCCAGGATAAGCAGCGAGCCGAAGTTGCGCAGTGCCGCCGCAATGGGCGTCATCACTACGCTGACGTTGACGACATCGCTTTGCGGTAGGCCTTGCGACATGGGTAACTCCTTCAGGGATGGGCGTCCGTCTCGGTGTCGATCGACGCCGAGAGGATGTTGAGGATTGGGTAAACACGCTCCACCTTGCGGCGGAACCGGATGGGAAGGTCGTAGCGACGCACCCACCGTTGGTTGATGAGGTCGGGCGCGGCGGTGATGCCTGCGGCGTCCGTGAGATTCATGTTTTGCGCCGCCATGGCTTCGCGGTTCTGGGCGATATAGAGGCCATCGCGAAGCATCCCGGCATTGCCCTGAGCATGAGGTCCATAGAACGACGCCAGCAGATTCAGCGTTTCGTGCTTCTCGAACCGGCTGCTGCCATCGTCAGTGCCGTCATGAACCTCGGCAGGGTAGTCATCCCCCTCGATGCTGGTGACGCCAATGGCGCACCAGTCGACAGTTGCCTCCGGCTGTTTCGGTACCGTCGACTGCCAGCGAGGCCGCACTAGGTCTGCCGGTAGACCGGTGATGCCGACCACCAGCTCCTGTAGGAAATCGGCAAGCGCGTCGTCCTGAAGTGGCGCAGAGGAGCCTGCTGGCGAGATAAACCCGCCAGTGGAGGAATCGTTTGCCATGCATCAGCCCCCGGAAAGCTTCAGCGGGGTACAAAGCGCCGCCGTGAAGCCTGGTCCGTAGGTGGTCCAGTCGGAGATGTTGGTCACCGTGTACCAGTCACCCTTCCATTGGACGAGATCGGCATCGATGCCGTCCTTCCCGGCCGTCAATGGGAACTTGGAATGCACCATGATCGACCCGGTCACATATTCTCCTTCCGGGAATCGCTTCATGATGTCGCCCTGGTCGTTCGTCACCACGCCGACGAATGGAGGGCTATCCATTGGGGTGTTGCTGGCACGACCATGCGTATCGACGGTCTGCACATTGCGACGGCGCACAAGCGTCCGGTCCCTGAACTCGCGGGAGAACAGGACGCGGGTGACATTGAGGCTCGGCATGGGCTATTTCTTTTTGCGGATGACGTAGGTCACTGCGTTGCGAAGCTGGCCGGTGTCGATCAAAGGAATCGTCCCTGTGCGGCCGCGCCGACGACGATCGGCAAGTGTCGAAGGTGCAAGAGGTGGCGGGATGTTGGATTGAATCTTCGCCCTCACCGAGCTTTGCGCAATCAGGCCGGCGGCATGCATCGCTTTGTCGCCCGCATCTATATGCCCATTAAGAGCGCCTTGTGCACCGCGCTCAAGCTGCTTCTCTGCCTTCGGCAACGCGTCCTCGACACCAGGAGCAAGGAACGGGCGGGCCGGAAGATTATTCGCTGGCGAGCCGGTTTCCTGGATATAGCCGATCTCGGCGTTACCGATGGGCTCACCATTCTTCCGGGCATCCCCGGATTGTGGGATGCCGATCAATACTTCTTTCGAAACGAGGCCATGAATCGACCTAAGGACATCCTTCAGGCTGTCCTTGGTCACCTTGACGTTCATGGGTTAGAGCTGAATGCCCCCCGCGCCGACCATACGGGCGAACTGTAGAAGCTGGATGCCGTAGCTGGTCATGTTCCAAAAAGCCCCATTCTCCAGCGTGACCGCGGAAGCATCCTGGCTCACAGAGACCTTGTCGACCGCCTTGGCTGTAGCCGGGCCGGAGACATCGCCCGCAGTGGCGCCCGACGCTTCATCTTCCTGATTGCGTGTAGCCAACACCAAGTTGTGCGCGATGAATAACTCCTGCCCCAGACTCCACCAGGCACCCCATCGGCATTCCGGCAGCGACACCGAAGCAACCGTTGCCCAGAACGAAATCGCGGCATCGGAATACTTGGCCGCGTCCTGGAATTCGGGGAAATCCTGGCGGAGCTGGGAGGGAGTTATCACGACATCACTTCTTGGGATCGGTCTTCTTCGCCGCAGCCGCATCAGCCGCGGCCCTCTCTTCGGCTTCCATTCTAGCCAATTCGGCGGCCTGGGCTTCGGCCTGGGCTTCGGCATCCGTCTGCGTGACACCCTTGGGCACAACGTCCGAATGCGCCTTGGTATACCAGTGCTCGGCAATGTCCTGGTCCAGGCGCTGGATACCGGCCTCGATCTTCTGGACGACTTGCTCGCCGTCCCGAATGATGGTCAGGGTGAAGCCCTTGATGATGTTGACGAGTTTGTTGGCCATAGGTCAGATCCCGTCCGCGTAGCCGCCCGTTTCCGGGTACACCCACTCCACGACGCCAAGGCGACCGTAGTAGTAGGTGAGCTGCATGATGCCCTTGTATTCCAGCGGGGTGCGCTGGAGCGGCACCAAGGGGAAGCGTACGCGATTCTCATCCTGCGTATAGGCGACCATACGGTCCGTTCCGCCAGCGCCACGACCGGTCAGCCATTTGCAGGGCTGGATGTCGAGCGGGCGGCCATTGGTCGCGTTCGACAGCGAGTTATCCTTCAGGAATTGAAGGATCGAGATGTTGCCTGCCGAACTGACCTTCTGGCTGTTGATATAGGAGAACTTGGCCGGAGGCAGCAGAAGCTTGCCCGGCACGATCGCATAAGCCGACGACAGCCAGGTGTTCGTCAGCAGCGTGTTGACGTCAGCCAGGATCTCGTCCGGCGTCTTGGTTGTCCACCCGGGCGTGCCGGCGGCACCATTGATCACGTTCGTGGCGGTCACCAGCGGCGAGTTCACCAAGCCGAAGAGGCCGAGGGGACCATCGCCGATGTAGACCTGTTCGTCGACGTCCATGTTGTACTTCATCTGTAGACCGGCATATTTCTGCTGGTCGATAGGACGCCCCAATTTTTGTGCAGATGCCAGCTCCGGCAGCGTCCAGCCCAGCTCCATGCCCCAAAGGGTCAGCGGGTTTGGCGTCTTACCGATATCCAGGGAAATGCCTGCGATGGCAGTCGGGTCTTTGCCGATCCAGCTCTTACCGTTGGGCGAAGCGCCACCGGCGGCTGCGAAGCTGGAGTTGGTGAAGCTCGACACCTCATCGGCGATCGACACGTCCGAGCGAAGATCGATATCGCGCGACCACGTGACCGAAACCAGTGGCTCATGGAGGTTCTGATCGAGGCGCTCCAGCTCGCCGACCAGGAAGGCACCGGTGCTATCGATGGTCTGACGATCGAACGTCAGCATCCCATTGTCGCGGGTGTATGCGCGCTTGATAGAGCGCGGGAGAATCAATCGACTCATGGTTTTCTCTCCGAATCGCGCCCACAAAAAAACCGCCTTTCGGCGGCTTCAGTGCGTGGCTGCTTTGTGGGTGGGATCAGATGTTGTATTCGATCTCGACGTTGCCGTTGGCATCGCCTGCGTTGGTGAACAAGGCGTTGGTCAGCACAACGGTATTGGTGCTGTCGGCGGCCGCCTCGATGCCGCCAATCGGCTTGCCCGAAGCGGCAGCGGCAACTCGCACGTAGACAGCGCCACCGATGCTCGGCGTGCCGGCGTTGTTGTGCACCGTAATCCAGCCGCGACGCAGGCGGTTACCTGTCCCCGTGGTAGGCGGAGTCGCTGTACCGATCGGCTCCTGGGCGCTCTGGGTCGGATAGGGACGCACCAAGAAACCGCTGATGACCGCGGCGGTATCGCCTGCGGCAACAGGCACGAACTTGCCATTGACCAGCTTGCCCGGCACGCCATAGGCGGTGAACGGCGCCGTCGAATCCAGAATGACGGTATCGACAGTCGAGTCGAGTTTGCGGCTTACGTCGCCCGGAATGCCGGACGGCATGCGAAGCAGATATGCATTGGACATGGGTCCAGTCTCCTTAGTTGGTGCCCGAGCGCTTGGCCCAGAATTCGCGGTTCTTCTTGTTGAGAGAGGCCGCATCGACGGTCTTGCCGAAATCAGTGGTAGCGACCGATAGACGGTTGGTGTGATCGTTGTTGCGCACCTTCATGAGCGAAGCGGCACCGAGGAAGGCGGCATTGACCACGGGCGCCGGGAGCGTGGCGAAATCCGCCGTGTGACCGCCCAGGAAGGGGGTGATGGCCTCCTTGCCCGCATCCGTCTTGTAGGCGGTATCCAGGGCCTTGCGCTGGCACCGGCAGAGAGCCGCGGCGCGCTGCGCGTCATTGGTCTTGGCGTCGAACGTGGGTAGCTTCGTGCCAGGGGCAAGGATTTCGGCCAAGGGAAGGATGCGGGAGGCGGCATCACCGGTGTAGAGTTTCACGCCGGCATCGTCGAGCTTCTCCGCCGTCTCCGGCTGAGTGAGGTCGCCCTGGTCATTGGTCTTACCGGGGTCATCCTCGTCATCGTCCTCTACCTTCTTCTTGATCTCGGCCATCTCGGCATCCATCGCGGTGAGCTTGTCCATGATGGCCTTGAGGGAATCTTTCGTCTCCTTACGCTCCTCCTTGGCTTCGCGCTCCTTGCGCTCCGCCTCGGTTTCCTCTTCCTCGTCCTCGACCTCCTGAGCCACCTTCTCGAGCTCCTTGGAATCGTTGGTCTTGAGAGCTGCGCGGATGCGATCCGCAAAGGACTTTTTCTTCTGGGTTGGCATTGCTTCGTCTCCGATTGCGCACCGCGGGCCGCAACGGCCACGCTCGACGAGCGCGTTATGATTTCCAACGATGTTCCGCTGTGCCGCGCGGCCCGGGCCGGTCTGTTCGTAATCAGCCTCATAACCCAGACTGACTTCTTCAATTCCATCGCTCTGAATCGCCTTGATGGCCTCTGCATCCGTTACCAGCAAATCAGCGAGCATCACATCGACATCAATGCCCTCGCCGCGACGAACATTCACCATTGTCCCTTTGGCGTACTTGCTGTAGTTCTCCGGCGCAACGAATTCGTCGGGGTGACCGAGTGTCACCGGCTTGCCTTCAAAACTAGCGATCGTCTCGGGACGAAACAGGTCTTCTGGCCCACGCGTAACGCGGATAATTCCGTCCAGGTCGCCCTTGAGTATCTCATTGCCTTCCCCGGCTATCTCGCCTTCGGCATAGAGCATCTCGCCTGTGCGGGCCACTGGCACAGCCTCGCAGAGAAGAAATCCTTCCGGCGTCAGCGAGCGCTTAGGGCCTAACTTGGAGATGGTGTAGTACCTCGATGCGCCTGTGCGGTCGAAGTCAGTAGTACGAGTTGACATGAATCACTCCGGTAGGACCGGCTCCGGATAACACCGGCAATTTGGAAACTGGCCGGCATGACCAGTCATCCCATCAAGTGTTGGCGGTGAATCCCACCGAACGAATTTCCCATTCATCTCTTTATGGCTATGCCGGACATCTGTGTCTCCAGCGGTGCGCCAGATGTATCCCTCGCTCCCGACATACTCGGCGCGCGATTGCGTCAGCACGGATGCCGTCCTGGCCACCTCTGTCCTGGCGATAAGGTTCGCTCGAGACATCGATACTTCGCCGGAGCGAGCGATCTCCTTGGCGATTTCTTTCGCCCGGGTCGAATCCTCCAAACCCTTGATCGTCAGCTCATGAACGCGCTGAGCCGCCTCCAGCGGAAGCGACTTAATCAGCTTGACCTGCTCTTCCAGCAGCCCACGAAACACTTCGCCCGTTGGAGCCTCGGCGATCTCGCGCCGGAGCTCTCGCGACATATCTGCCGCCAGTTCCATCCAGGCGTCGCGGTCTCGGACGTTGACCTCATTCAGCATCTGCTGGGCCTGGCGTCTTGCCCAGGGGTCCAGCGCCTCCGCATAGCGATCCAGCATGACCTGGATCGTGGGGAGTGCCGACGGATCGCCCAGCGGGAAGCCGCTGATGAGATGACCGACCTGTTTGGCGACCTTACGAAGCTGGGACGCGTAGCGGAGTTCGGCCCGGCGGGATTTGACCATCCCCCTTTTCTTGCGCCGGTCCTGGGTTCGCGCTGATTGCGTTCGGATCATTTTCGTCCACCGGCGGCGGCTCGTTCTCCGCATCCTTGATCTGATCGTCCGTGATATTGGTGAATACCCCGGTCACATCGCTGGACTGCTTCAGCTCGCGCATCGCGGTGGGTTTGTCGATAAGTCCAGCGTCCACCGCATCGGCCACCGTCTGCTCATTCTTCTGCGCGATTTCGGCTTTCTCGGTATCACTGAGCTTCTGGAGGCTGTTGAAGATGAAGCTCCAGCCCTTCGGCATAGCCTTCCCGAGCACTGAACGCGCAATCACTTCGATGAGGCGCGACAGCGGCATACGTAGGCGGCGTTCCTGTTTGGCGCCAATGCCTTCATGGTACTGCTTCATTTCGCCATCGCCAGTCGCATTGAGCCCGGCCGGCGACTGGCCGAACAGTCGCGTCAGCGGGGTTTCAGCGGCCCCTGAGAGCTGCTGACCGAACTGCGTCAGCATGTCCGCCAGGCCGGCGAAACTGTATTGATGGGCCTCAAACTCATCCTCCGCATCCATGAGGGTGATGCCCTCATTGGTCTGGAAACGGCGAATCATCTCGATCTGCTTAATCAGGCCCTCGAGTGCTGGGCCGCCTGTGCCAATGATGTCTCGCAGGCCTTTGATGCCGTAGGTGCGGAGATGGGCCTTGTAGACCAGTTGCGCCGCGCCCTGCGTCGTACTGTCGAACGCTACAAGGCGATCGAACAGTCGCTCGATCACCGACTGACCCCAGAGGTTCTCTGCGATGCGCTGCCAGTATGGAAGATCGACACCGTCGATGCGCAATACGCGGCTGTAGTGAATGCGCTGGTTCGTCAGCGCCATCGAATCGGCCACCACATCGTAGTACCGAGGCTTTCCAAAATCCGGCCCCATTTCCTTGACCAGATCCGTCAGCGTCGGCTGCACAAGCCAGCGGTCCAATACAAGCAGTCCCTTGAACTGGTCTTTACCAATCGAGTCGATGTTGAGCGGGGTCTTCATGTCCTGGCCATCGATCAACATCACCGCCAGGCCGCCGCCATAGAGCCGGGCCCATTTGCAGGTATCGCAGATCGCGTCCCATATCTGCATCGACTCCATGGCCTGATCGATCTGATCCTCTTCCTCAGGCTTGAGGTCAGAGGTGATCGTGATGCCCGCCCGGGTCATGTCCTCGGCAACACAATCCACTACAGCGCCGACGATCCAGCTGGAACGGTACATCGCCTCGAGCTGGACTCGGTTGCGGCTGATGTAGTCGAAGCCGTAACCGGAGCCTGCGCTTTGGTTATTCGCCGCTATGCCGACCCTGGCCTCAAAGTTGTGGAAGCTGTCAGTCGTGAACCTCTTACCGGTGTCACGTGTCGGAACAACCGGCGCTTTCTGCTTGTGCCGGCGATGCTGTGACATGTGTGATCTCATTAAGCGGCCAGTTTGGCCCAGATATCCAGCGCGCTTGCGCCCGGGTTGAAGCACATAACGAAGGAATCAGCGAGGTTCGGTGATGTCACCGGGCCTCCTTCGCGATTGGGTTTTGCGAGGTCTTTCTTGCTCTCCACCTTCACGCGACCGTTCTGGTCGTAGTCTCGCCTGGGTGTAGAGAGCTCATCGATCAGCTTGTCCAGGAAGGGGCAATCGCTGCTGATGCTGATGAGTCGATCGACCTCGAATTTCTCTCCACGCCGAATAGCTGCGTAGGTGTTACGGAACCGATCCGCCACCATCCACCAGGCCTGTGCCTTGATGTTGGCGAACATATCTTTGTTCGTGACCTTGGGCTGGTATTCCCTGTCCGGCTCCCAAACAGCGCCACCAGCATTGAACTTGCTGTAGGCAACCGTGAAGTTGTCGCCCTGCTGCCGTCGCGCTTGGTTGATCTCCTGGAACTTCGCACCAGCCGAAGCGCCGACGCCAATCGAGTCATACGTGACCGATGCTTCGCGCTCTCTGGCGGCGACATAGGTCCGCTCGCAGCTCTTTAGGAGCTCATCTTCTCCAGCCTTCCATTCGTCAGCCCAGCTCACTACCGAGCCATGCGCGAAGACATTGGCGCACTTATCGGATCCGCTATCGGCCACGTCATAGCCGATACGCTTGGAGCCGGCCGCCTCAAAGCCCAAAGTCTTGTGGGCATCGATTGCAGCCATGATCCATGACCGCTTGATGATCGCTCCCTCATCGTCATCCTTGGGTACGCCGAGGTAGATGTGCTGATATTCGTCGAAGTCTTCTGCCATGGAGGTATCGATGATCTCGCGCATCGTCGAGCTTAGAAACGGGTTTTCCGTATAGTTGATCAGCCTACGAATAGTATTCGGCGGCGGATTGACGACGAATCGTTTGTACGTGAAATCCGTTGAAAGCTTCGGATTGAAGATGATCCAGACCTGCGAACCCTCCTTACGGATAGTTGGCTCCAGGATTTTCCACTGCTCCTCGGTGAGGTTGTGCGCCTCCTCGATCCAGAGGATGTCAATGCCCTCAAGGGACTTGATCTCCTCAATATGCCGCCAGAGGCCGTAAAACAGGAACTCCGAGCCTGTCCTCTTGTGGAGGATGGAGTTGTCGGTGATATGAAACTCGCCTTGAAGACCAAATCGCTCGATCTGGATCTTCAACAGCGTATAGACCGACTCCGCGATCTTGTTTTGAAATTGGCGAGCGCAGCAGACGCGAATCTTGCAATGCTGGGCCAGAAATACAGCAAAGCCAGCTGCATCCCAAGACTTCGACGATGATCGGCCTCCATAAAGAACGCGATTGCGCGCCGGGGCTAACCAGAAGTCACGCAGGGCTGGATTCAGGGTCGCCCGAATCGTTGCCCGTAAGTCCGCCATAGAAGTCGTTCAGTGTCTTGATGGGCCCGCCATTGGGGCCGCTATGTTCGAATTGATGCTTGTCGCCATAGCGCTTCGGGTCCCATTTGGCGAGGAGCTTCAGCCGGGTTTCCACGCGGAGCTTTGAGCGCTGAATGTGGTCGTAGTCCGGGAACTCCCGACCGTCTTCATCCTCCCTGTAATCGCGCCTACCGTCATCCGCAATATCTAGGCATTCTTTGGCAATGGCATCGTACCCATCGTCACGCGCGTCCTGAATCAGATCAGCAATCGCCGGATCGGTCTGCCGCCACTCGTTGACGGTGCGCCGCGGTATGCCGATGTCACGGCAGATCACCGATAGCGGCTCGCCTGTCGCCAAGCGCTCGCAAATGACCGGGACCCACTTCTCCCGGTCGTGCTTCTGCTTACCAGACATCGCTTACTTGCCCAGGTTTCGGATTGCATCGAGCTGTGCGTTACAGGACACCAGGGAGGCCTTACGCGCAGCTGCGACGCGAACCGCTTCGGCCACTGTGCGTTTTTGCGGCGTCTCGATGGGGCAAGGCTGGGTCAGATCTTCCGGCACCGCGACATACTTGGTCACCGGTACTTCGACGATCTGCGGAGTGACCGGAATCGTCGGCTTAACGTCTCCCGGACAACCGGTCAGAAACACCGGCAGCGCCAGGATCAGTAGTCGGATAGCGCGGGGCATAGCTCCTCCTCGGCGCCTTTGCATGCGGGCGTCTTAAGAGCGGCTTGGTACTTCGCCTGCCAGTTCGCTGACGCCTTGGCGGACGCAGCGACAGCTTGTGCGGCAGCCGCTACCTGTTGGTCCGCCTGCTTGCGCTGATTCGCTGCTGCCGCCTGCGCGGCTGTCGTGGCATCCGAGCAAGCCTTCATGGCTGCGGCGTCGGCTGCCGACTGCCTGATCGCGTTGTCGCGCTCCGTACTTAGGTCAGTCATGGCCTTTTGGTCAGTAGCAGCCTGGGCGTCCTTGCCCTTCTCATATGCCCACCACCCACCACCTACCAAGGCGCCGATCAGCACCAGCACAAGTGCGATACCGGCGTAGAGCTTCAACTCACCCATGGGGTACACCTGGCTCGGTCTTTCCCTTGAAGCCGACACCAGCGCCACCGGCAGCGAGGACAGCGCCCAGGCCTGCACCATAGCCGACTGGGTCGAACTGATGGTTCTGGGCGACATGCCAGCCAGCGAAGCCAATGAAGGACAGCACGCCAATGGCCCATAGCACCCTCGCGATGTCGAAGGTTTGGTTGTCAGCTCCAGTGAAGAGGTGCTGGAGGAAGGTCTTCATCGCAACCGCTTCACTTGCTGGAGTTCGTGAATGTCTTCGCTATTGCGCTGCACCTGGACCTTCAGCTCAGCCATTTGGCGTGTTAGCCCGGGCACGTCGGAAAGCTGGCTCGTCAAAGCCTGTAGCTGCGCGCTCGTTACCGCCTGAGCCGTCACCATGTCCTGCATCGCCTGCGCCTGTTTGGCCAGTCGGCTGTCGAACGAGTTGAAGACGTAGGCGAGCAGGAAGACAAGTAGTCCAAAGGCGGCGGTCAATCCCCAGCGCTCAACAAGGCCAAGCTTGACCTTGGCACCACGGCCGGCGACGTCTTGTAGGTCCATATCGATCCCGCTCACAGGCCCAGGGCGCCACAGGCAAGGGTGAAGAGCTGCTGACGCTCGACGCGACCGTTGTAGCCGCCGTTGATGCGTCGTGTCACCGCGTCAAAGCCCTGGCTGTCCAGCAGCAATCCGCACTTGTGGGCCGTCCACCACCACCCCGCAGAGGACGCGGCGAGGTCGAGCTCCTCAAGCATCTCCGGGTGCGCGATCAGATCGACTCCAAGCTGGCTGCTCGCGGCGGTGTATCCGTCGCGACCGGTGATCTGAATCATGCCTCGACCCAAGAACCGCTTGCCGTCGCCAGGCTGCGTGTTGCCGAGGTCTTTGCGACCTTCATAGCCACGCTGCGCCGCGGTCGGTCCCCAGATCTCGCGGAACCGGGTGAACCGCAATGTCTCATGCCCGCATTGGGCTATCCATGCCGCTTGGTGCAGTGGCGCCGTGATCCGCCATTCCGCAAAGGCGGCGGTGACATGAGGGGCGAGAGCTGCGGCTCGGTCAGCCGGAATTCCTGCTGCCCGCTGGAAGGTGATGGCGTCCATAGGGCTCCGGGCATGAAAAACCCGCCACACGGGCGGGTTCGGTTCGTTCAGATTACTCGACGGTGCGGAGTGGACCACGAAAACCGAGGGGGAAACAATCCCGCACTCAGGCTGCGTCGCGGCCCAGGGCTCGACGGAAGGCCGAGGAGGCTGGCGACACCGCGTCCTGACACCTTCGTTCCGTCCATTCGTAGACCGGCTTCCAAACGCGCCGATAGGTGCTCTCATCGCGCTCGATCAGGCCGGCACGCGCCCTATCGCTGAATTTGACTATACCGCTGCCGCCACAAGGATCGCAGCTCACGACTCGGCCAAAGGTGGTGCGCACATTCCCGTGACCAGCGCATTTCGTGCAATGTGCGGCCGATGACATCTCGGCAAGAACCGCTCCACGAATGGACTGGTAGCACGACTCTGCTCCGAGCCTGGGCCAGACGCGAGCGCGAGCCGTATCCAGCGAAGCCAGTGATCGCGCTCGAGTGATCGGATCATCTGCGACAGCAACGGCGATCTGCGCGGTCACCAAGACATCCATGCGCCGTTTCCACTCCTCAAGTTGCGCATCCATCATCAACCGGTCGAGGTCTTTCGCCGTCAGCGCAGCGCCATCGGGCCACCACAGTCGGCAGAGCAGCTCTCGTCCCAAGCCGGAAGGCACCATGGCAAGTGCCGCAGCGATGTCCTGAGGCGTCAACTCCGGCGCTCCACCACCCAGTGAGCCATAACGCACGCTCGAAGGATTCAACCTTGCCAGCAATTTACCGATGTGCATGGTTCTTACCCCTGGTCTTCAGCTTGTTCAACAACTCACGAATTTCCTCCACATCGCCCCACTTCATGTCGCGGTCGCGGAAGACGAGGCGTTCGGGCTTCACGAACTCGGCGTAACGCTCCGGGCCGGTGAGGACATCGGCGCTGTGGCATGCGGCGTCGGGGCGTAGGGTGCGGCGGACGCGGATCAAGGCTTGGCCTCCTCCAACTCTTCGGCACGAAACCAATCGGATTTGCGGTCGCAATTACTGAACCACTTCACTTCGTACTCAATGCCGCTCTTTCCGATGTGGCATGCGTACACCAAACCCTTCTCACCGATTTCGCGAATGACGCATTTGCTACCAATGGCGAATTCGAGTTCGACTACGGTTTTCATGCCGCCTCTCCCGCAAAAAGGTCGGGGGCAATTGCTTGGCGCACGATCGGCGTGATGGTGACGACGACGCGGGCGCCGTGTTCGTCGGGGTCGCAACGCTCCTTCACGATCCGATGTTGCTGCTTGTCGTCGATCCAGGCGATGCCGTTCAACGCGTCGCTCAGCACCTTCTCGCAGTTGCCGAGGTCGATGCATTGCACCGTATCGGCCCAGGTGTCTGGGTCTTTGCGTGCGCGCTTCGCCCAATCCAGCGGGCGGTGCGGATAGAGCTGCAACACGATCTGCACGCGACCGGTGAGCGGTGTCCGGATGCCGGCGGCAATAGCGAGCTTCGCCACGTCGTCACGGTATTGCTTCGCCTCGGGCGTGACATAGGTCATCGACATCGCTCGGCGCTGCCCCTTGGGCGTGATGACGCGCGTCGCCCAGTAGCGATTCGCGCTGATCGGGTATGGCAGCACGAGGGTGATGGATTGGCTCATGGCTCGCTCCATGGGCGTTCCTGCACGCTGATCACACGCCGGATGCTATTGATCCTGCGCATCAGTTCCTCATCGATAGATTGCGCTTCCTCGAACGTTAACGCAGACCAATTGATCGGAAGGCCTTGAAGCAGAGATGCGCCCGCTCGACAGTCATCCTCCGAGTCGGCGTCATTGACAATGGATAGGCCGGTATTGACATGCGTCAGCGTGTAACAGTCCTTATAGTTTCGGCTCTCATGAATCGCGAAAGGGCCGACAATCTCTGCATCGATCACGTCTGACATTGGGTGACCGTGCTGATCGCGAATGACGATACGAACTTTCTCAGGCGCGCGCGCGATGTGGGCAGTCATGGTGTTCTCCTCTTTTGGGCCTGACACATCGCCGCATACACCGGCGCACTTCTGCGTCTGGCGCGTTTGCGATAGCCGACCTGCTGTATGGCGAGCGCGTGCAATACGCGACGAATGGATTCCTGCGATGTCCCAAGACACAACGCAAGTTGCTCTGAGGTCATCGGAGCAAGGTCGAGTGCAGCCATGACGCGATCAGCGAGCAACATAACGTCCCTCGCTTTGTGGCTTGCCATGCACCTCATGCGCCCAGGCTCGACAGTCATCGCACAACGGCTTCTCACGTGTGCCCTTCTCACAGCAACGTGGAAAGGTGTCGACTGGTTCAGGCTTCGGTTCCGGCTTCGGCAGCGTCGCGTCCTGGAAGGCGAACAATGCCTCGACGTCGTCAAGCATCTTGCGATAAGCCGCACGTGAGCCGGGACTCTCCAAGCGATTCGGGTTCAGCCGAGGCTCTTGGAGTTTCGGCATCGCATCGAGCAGATCTCGTGGCGCTGGCCATTCACCGCCTCGACCGAGCAAGGTGCTGAAACCGGCGCGAATCCTGGGTGCGTCACGCTGCTCCTCAAGCCTCCGGTTGTGTGTGATCGCCTCTACCCAGGCCGGCAGCGTTCCCCGTGTCAGCACGTCCAGGGCGGGTGCGTGATCGAGGTTAAGCAGGACCAGTTTTTGCAATCCGGAGCTGATCTCCCGGGTGATCCAATCCGTCGCCATGTTTCGCTGCCTCGAGTTCGTAAAGGGCTTGGAGGGTTTTGCTCATCGCGGGTTGTTGTTGGCCCGGTGGGCCGGTGCTGGCGCGAACCGCTTTCGGTCCTTCGGCGTGCCGACCTCGAGCGGTGGCGATGGCCCAAGCGAAGGGCTGTGGTTTCCCCATGCCGATTCCTTCCGTGACCGTGGCGGCGAGAACCTCCGGGGTGACGCCCTCGGTAATCGCGGCGATCAGGTCAGGATGACTGGGGTTCACCCTGGCACAGCCGGCTTGGCGCATCAGGAGGCAGGCGCGCGCCGGTTCCGTCGGCTGACCTGTAGTCCCCTGTGTGCTTGCCTCAGTACTTCCTATGTAGTTATTGGTGATTGGTGATTGGGGAGCTTTCGCGCTGGGTTCCTGTTGGGTTTCGTTTTGGAAACCCAGTGGGTTTTGATCTGAAAACCCATTGGGTTTTGGTTTCTTGGGTCTTCCACCACGTAACCCATTGTTTCTAGCAGCCTCTATTTTCGGAGCTGCCTTGCGAATCTCTTCGTCAATTCGATCCTGAATCCATCCAGATTCTGTGCGCAAAAAGAACTCAGAAAGTACGCTGTCTACGGCCCGTTTTTCGCGCGGATTTTGAGCGCGAGCGATGACATACCGCTTGTCATGGGGGATCGGTTCCTCGTTCGCATACGCCCAATCCATGAGCCGACCATAGGCGCCGTCCTGCTCCATGGAGAGGTGCAGGGTCTTCGCCAGGTAGTGGGCTGGGTAGCGGCTGTAGTAGTTCATGCTGCCAACGCCTCGGGCTCGTCGACCCGATCCAGGTTGGCTCGAGCGATCGCCGCTAACGGCGGTGGGCTGACCGAGTTGCCAACCATGCGCACGCTCGCGCTGATGCTGAGCGGCCGGCCGTCAGCCGTGCGGTCGATGATGTAGTCAGCTGGGAAGCCTTGGGCGCGGAATAGCTCCTCACGGCGGAGCATGCGCAGACCGATGTCGACGATGACGTAAGGCGTGCCTTGAATCGTGACCGTGACCAGCGCCAGCCGCTCCTTGGCCGTCATCGTGGCCGCTGGATTGCGCAGATCACCGTGCTGCCCACCGGTGCCGTAGTAGCGAATGAGAAAGGCTGCGACACGCAGCGCGCCTTCCTCGTGCTCTGGGCTCAACGTACATTCGACCAGGGCATGATGTTCGGCGCCTGCGCAGATCACGCCCACCGGCTCGTCGGCGCCGCGTCCGTCGCAGTTTCGGCGCAGGGTAGCGAGGTTCGCGGTTACAAGACGCTGCTGGCTGCCAGTGCCCGTAATCGCGCTGACGGGCTCGGTGGCCCCTCGGGCGCGCGCTGGGTTGCCGTTGTCGCCCCCACCATTCGCCTGCTCCAGGAATGCCGTGATGATGCCCATGGCATGCGCAGCCCCAGCAGGGCGAGCAGCGCCAGCACCACTGGTAATGGTTGGCATGGACGTTGTAGCCGGCGCTCCATCGCTGGAGCCGCGGAACTTAATCAGGTGAGCCGAGGCAACCGCATGTGAGCCGCCCTTCGGCCAAGCAGTGACGACGCCTAAAGGCTCTTTCGATGGTGCGATGCCGTTGGCGGAGGCGTTCGCGCACTGCACGATGATGGGCGAAATCGCCGCCAGCTCCCCGCGGTGCGCGGCCGTAATAACGGGCAGCGGCTCTGATGCCGGGTGAAGCCGACGCTCGCCGTGGTGTGTAACAGGAACGATGAACGGCTCGGCCGCACTGAGCACATACCGATGAATGCCCTTCGCGATACGACGACAGGTCGCGTCAGCGAGCGGCTTCTTGCGCGTAAAGATCGATGGACAATGGATCGACCAGTCAATGCAATCCGCAGCGGTAACGTAGGGAAACTCCCTTCCAGGGCCATGGGTTGGTTCAGGCCAACGAATGGGGTTGAAGTCACGACGAGCTATGAGGAACAGGCGCGTGCGGCTTGTGCCGGCACCATGGTCGCAGGCCCTCACCTTCTTCCAGTCGACGGTATACCCAAGAGCACGCAATGCCGAAACGAACTGATCCCAGGTGCGTCCTTCATGATGTTTATCGGGAATCAGGAACTGTTGCTCCAATGGAACGCGCTCGCCCTTCGCCGCAACCGTTCCGTCCAGCTTGATGACGCGACCAGTTAACTTGCAGCGCTTGGCGACTAGCGGACCCCATTTCAGGATCTGCTCTACGTTCTCCAGGCTAATGATGCGAGGCGCCAGGCCGGCACGCGCAAGCGTGCCGGCGACTTTCAGAACAACCCAGGAAAGAGAGCGTGTCGCCCGATTGCGAGGCTGACCGCCCTTGGCCTGGCTGAAATGCGTGCAGTCGGGAGAGGCATGAAACCAACCGACGAGACGTCCAGCCACTTCGCGCAGGATATCGACCGTCCAGACATCGGCCCTCATGTGCCGCGTAAAAGGATGGTTGGCCGCATGCATGCCGATGGCGAGCAGATCGTGGTTGACCGCGATATCCGGGTCACGCCCCAGCGCTTGGCGCAGCGCCTCGCTCGCACCACCACCGCCCGCAAAGAAGTCAATGATGATCTCGCCCGCGCGCAGCGCACAAACCAGTGGCTTTAGCGGGAACCCGAAACCGCGCTGCGTGCCATCAGCCACCCACCCTCTCCTTCGCTCGAGGATGATTGAGGCTGAAGGCATTACCGGCACAATGAGGCGATTCGTGAAGAACCTCTCTTGCCGTCAATCCATCGATACTCGGCGTTGGACCGGCATTGTTTGCCAACCACAACTCCGCCTTGAGGCTGAGCAGCTCATCGGCGCCGACATCGATCGACCCGTCCGGAAGAATCCGCGAGTCGTGCTGGTGCTTGTCGTGCGCCGTGAAATCAAGCGTCGTTCTCATTGGAAGAAGTTCTCCCCGCGCATCGCCGCATTGAGGACCATGAGGACGAGAACCACACCGGTGACCGCGGCGAGAGCGAGGCAGATCCACAGTGGGGAGACGATCCAGAGCCATGACCAGGTGAGGAGGTGCGTGACCTTGAGGAAGAAGAACGCTGCGGTGAGCACGATGGCAATTGCAGCTGCAACGAAAGCGAGATTCATCAGTGACTCCTTTCGATCTTGTAAAGAGAACCGCCGTGCTGGTCACGATATGCGCGAGCAAGCTTTCGGCTCTTGAAGACGCGCCAGTGCCCAACCTTGCTGGGTCCTGGCGTCAATACGGCCCAGGCATAGATCACGCCGTCAGTCATGCCGCCTCCAATAACCGTGCCAAGCGCTTGATCTGCACTCGCTCGGATTCGAAGTCGTTAAGGGCTTGCTGCAACTCAATGAACTGGCGCAAGAGATTGGTGCCAGTAGCTGCACATAGCGGCCCAATAAGCTTTTCAGGAATCGGCCGCTTACCGGATTGCAGACGAGACAGATAGCTACGTGACTTGCCAATGCATGCAGCGACATAGTCGAGCTTGTGATTACCGCCAGCGATCGACACCGCTAGCGCCTGCGCCTCAGTCTCGATCTGACGCAGTACCTTCGCTGGCGCATCCTTTGGTGAGTGATGAACGCCAAACGCCAGCCTCAAAGACGACTGGTTTCCAGCAGTTGCCAAAAGTTGCCTATCGTTGCCAACGGAACTCGGGCAAATTTTTTTGGCATGAGCATCCGAGCTGAACATTCAAATCACTCCTTGATTGGCAGAGGCAAGGCCATCTCACGCCGCCCTCTTCCGCTTTTTCTGCGCCGCCTGAGGCTCCGGCGCTTTAAAGAGGTCGGGCCGAAGCAATTCGAGGAATTGGCGCCTCGCCTTTGGAATGCCGTCCGTGCGCCACTGGCTAACAGAAGGCTGTTTGACGTCGCACAAGGCGGCTACGGCCGCTGTGCCCCCAAGAGCATCGATGATCTCGGTATCGTTCATGGACCGGAGAGTAAGGCATGCCTAACTCCGCAGTCAATAGGCGCGCCTAAAGCGTCCCCATTTAGGCTTTCCTAATGATGGAACCCTGGGCACAACGCATTTTTGAACGCCTACAAGACTTCGAAGGCAAGAAGTCTCAGGCCGACTTGGCCAAGGCTTGCCGAATTTCGGCAGCCTCAGTCAGCAACTGGTTCGGCAAGGGGTCCAAACCGACACGGAAAATTGATGGCGCCAACCTAGTTGCCGCGGCCAAGTTTCTAGAGACGACGCCCGAATGGATCCTCACCGGCCGAGGTCAGCGCGACTTGTCGCAAGCGGTGGGATTGGACCTTGAGATGCTGAGGTCCGCCATCGTTAGTGTGAAGGAGGCGCTGAAGGCTCTAGGGTTAGAGCTCGATGCATTCCTCGCAGCCCCGATGATCGCCTATGCCTATGCCGAGCGAGCATTACTGCCTCGCGACATGACAAAGGACGAGTATCGAGCATTCGACGAGATGGTGACGGCGAAACTTAGGGGAGAACTCGGGAATGTCGCAGACCAAGGATCAATTGCTCGAGCAAGCCAGGGCCGCACTAAAACTACTTCGACCCGTCAGGCGAAAGCTCGGAGTCGTTGATGAAGGTGGCGGCATAACCTACAAAGAAGAAAAGTCTGAGGATGGTCGCGGGTTGCGCTCGGGGAGCAATATCGTACGCATGACATCCGCCAACGATGGGCTAATGACTACCCGGTTACCCTTCAAGGCCTCAGAAGAACCGTAGCTCCAACCCTTAATCCACAATCAGCCCGCCTTGAGCGGGCTTTTTCATGCGCCCATCCTTAACCGGAAGATGAATCCATCCTAAATAGATTAGGCATGCCTATTTACATCTGCGTTAGGCACGCCTAATCTTTCCTCCAACGGCCCACCGCCTTGGAGCGACCATGTCAGCGCAGCCTCGCAGGACCCCACAGCAAGCACACCGGCATCTGGCTCGGCTAAGTCGGGCGCAGCGCAAGAACCCGAACCGTCCGCTGGTCGAGAGCTTCAACTGGCGCCGCGCTGAGGCTATGCGCACCGTTCATGCACATGTCCTTAGCTGCATCCAGTGGGGAAACCGCAAGCGCCAGTACGGCGAGTGCGAGGCGTCGTCATGAGCGCCACCCCCTGCGCCATCCGCCACTACCAGTCGGTAGCCGCGCAGGCTGCTCGCCTCCCTTCCCTGCTCGACGACAAACTCGATGCTGTCGTTCGCATCCCGGAAGCGATGACCGAGTTCAGCGAGTTCGTTGCTGTCGACCTGGGCTGGCTGATCTCCGCTGCCCTCTCCGGTGAAATCGAATTCCGCACCGATGGCACTCAGGACCATCTGATCCGCCGTCTCGACGCACTTCGGGCCAAGGTCAACGCCTGGGGCGCCACTCCGATTGCCGGCGGCATGATCGTCGACACCTTCCTCTCCGTGGATGAGGAAGGCTGAGCATGGAAGTCCGCATCGACAACTTTGTCCACACCGAGGCACTGACCGTTTTCACGCGTCATCTCGAATCACTTGGGCCGCTCGTAAAGATCCAGCAGACCGCTGGCAGCATGTATTTCAACTTCGCCATGTCGCCGGCTCAAGCCCGCGAAATGGCCGCAGCCCTGACTGCTTGCGCGGATGAGTTGGAAGCAAAGGAGGTTGTTGCATGAGCAACCAGACCGAACGCGTGGATGTGCTGGCCGTTATGGCAAGTGATGCTAGCGAAGCAAAGTACGAAAGGGTTCGTGTTCAGGGACGCAAACAAATGCTCGAATCCCATAGTGAAAGCATGGCTGCTCAAGAAGCAGTAGCAGAATTGATACGAACGGCCACCAAAATAGCGGGTCGATGCTGGCTCCACATGGGGAACGATTCCCTATACGAAATGCAGGAACTTCGCGCCGCCCTCGCCCGCATCGGCGGTGACGTATGAGCACCATCTACCCAAAGGACAAGTTCACCGTTCGTCGCGAAATTCGCAAGCGTATTCCGTCTGGAACGCCTGGGCTGCGCATCGCCGAGCACGAAGGTCTTGCCGCACTGGCTCGCACCGGATCGCAGTACTACGCCACGAATCGCGGTCTGCGCGCGATGCAGCAGATGCGTCGTGAGCCGGGGGATGCGGCATGAGCGATACCGAGCTCGGCGAGCTGTTCGGCGCATATCGCGAATCTCGCCGCGAGAAGAAGCGCGACAACTTGGATAGTTCCACGCAACTGCTCATTGATCGCGGAGTGCAGTTCGAGTCCAAGAACTTCGGCGTGCATCTGATCGTGCGTGGCAATAGCAAGGTCGTCGATTTCTGGCCAAGCACGGGCAAGTTCATTGTGCGCGGCGGACACACGGGTCGTGGCGTTTTCAAGCTTCTGCGTGTTGTCGAGGAGAAAAAGCCATGACCGACCTCTCCCCCATGAACCCCTACATCGCCACGCTGCGCGAGCTGCGCACCATGCGCCGCCACGTCGACGAAGTGATGGCAGAACGATTCCCTTTGCTGTCGGTACCGGATGAGGTGGCCTCCCCCTCCGTTGCCAAGTCCGTTGCCGACAGCATCCCTTTGGAGGAGGCGGCATGACTCAGTTCGCTGCAACACTCAAAGTTCATACGCAGATCGGCTGGCGGTACTGCTGCACCAAGCACGCCGGAGTGATCACCTCCGCGATGCGTACCGCAGGTCATCCCACCATTACAACACCCGCTCCCGTTGGTTCGGAGTGTGCGGATTGCTACGGCGATCACGGTGTTGTCCTCGATACCGTTTCGCCGGCCTCGCCTACCCGCGAGCCTCCCCTGTGCTCGCATCCCCCGGGCGGGGCTGGCTCTTTTATTCAGGGAGCGAAAGCATGAACGCCCTGCGCATCTTCCGCACTAAACCCCACAGCTGGCAAGGCTGCGATCAGCCATCAGCGGCGGAGCGCATGGCGAAGTATTCCACACGGCATGCCGCAGAGATTCAGCAGCGCGAGAACGCAGGTGCCGCCTTGCCCCTCATCCGATTCATTGATGGCCGCCGTGTACTGGTGGCGCTTGATGGTCACGTCAACAAACTACCCAAGGAGACAACCGCATGATGCTTTACCGCCAGGGCGACGTCCTTATCCGTCAGATCGAATCGCTGCCGACCAATGCAACGGTGGTCGATAACACCAAACTCGGCCGCATCGTGCTCGCCTATGGTGAAGTCACCGGACACGCACATGCCATCACGCTTGGCGAAGCTGTCGAATATACGATGGAACAGGCCGGAGCCGCGGTTCGTCGCTTCCTCGATGTCGTCAGCAGCGCGACGGTCAAGCACGAAGAGCATGCCGCCATCCCGCTGCCGGCCGGTGTCTACGAGATCGTGCAACAGCGTGAGTACACCCCAGAAGCCATTCGCAACGTTGCTGATTGAGCGCGACCATGAAGATCACCTCAATCACCAAGGAACAGGCGGCACGCTTCCCAGAGTGGGTAAACAAGTACATCGAGTTGGGCTTGTCGACCACACCAGCAGATTTCGATGCAGCAACTGAAGCTGCGTTGAAAGCCTATCAACTCTGCAATTTGAATCGCCCGCAGATCATCCTGCGCATGAGCAGCCCCTATGGAGCGACGCTCGGCGGCTGCATCGCTTGGGCGATGCTTCGAGAGCTCACCAACGAAGAGGTCCGGTCGCAGGTCGAGTCGCAGGTC